TCATGAGTATTTGCGATTTTTCAATGCATCTTTTTTTAATTGATCGTTGCTCCTGGCATAGTCCAATGTTTGATTGATATTGTTATGTCCCATGAGCTCCATGATCGTGCGCGGATCGACGTTGTTGGTGACAAGGTCAGTGGAAAATTTGTGCCGCAACCGGTATACGTTAAAATCGACACCCACACGCTTGCTGACATAGTTGATCTTGTTTGCAACATCATCAATAGACCATACAGTATCATCGCAGCGCATAAACAAATGCTCACTAGGCTGTATACCGATGAGCTGCCGCAAGATTGGTTCAAGCTGCGGAACGATCGGCTCCAGACGCACGCTTTGTTTAGTCTTTGTCGCCTTCTGCGTGTTCCATTCCTTGGTCGTGCTGCCCTGTGCGGTATCAATGTTTATATATCCGGCGTCAAGATCGATATCTGCTTTATCAAGCCCCAGGCATTCTGCCGGCCGGATCCCGGTATAATAGATGATCTCAAGCATATAAACGATGAGTTCAGCGTTAAATTTATACCTGTCATTATTTTTAGTATAATGCCGGATGCCGGCGATGACTTTATCGAGTGTTTCGCGATCTGTCGATACATCTGTTTTTTTATGTGGCAGCTGCGATGCTGGGACAACCACCTGCAGCATAGGATCGCTGCTGATCCAGCCTGTGAAGGCAGCCGCCCGGATTATATATCTCCAGCAGGTGGCCACCCGTCCGATGTTGTCGTCTGACTTTGTGGTGATCATCGCGTTAAGCGTCTGCTGGATGTCCAGGCCGGTGATCTCCTCAATCGGCTTGTTGCCGACAGCCGGCTGGATGTAATTGCGGTAGGTAATCGTACGGTGCTTGACTGTCTTTAAGGTTTTTGGAAATATCTGCTGGATCAGCATAAACGCCTCATCCACCGTATGCTTTCTGTCAGCTCGTGCGCGGACCTTCTGGCCGCTGTGCAGCAGCTGGGTACGCATCTGATCGCGGTGTGCACAGGCAACGTCCAGAGCCGCGGCGGCTGACTCGTAATCGTCTGCGCGGAAACTCTTGCTGTACGATTGTTTAAAGCCATATTCATCCTCATACAAAAATGATACCTGTAAATATAAGCGACCATTGACTGTTTTTTGCTTGATGTATTTTTCCTTGCGGAGTTTTTTTGTTTTTGCCATATATAGCGCTCCTTTTCTTTTTGTGGTAAAATGAGCGCATAGAAAAAGATATGTCTGCCACGACAAATTTTTCTATGCAGAGGTTCTGACTGCAATCAGTTCCTCAATTCCCACCGGTTGCCGCCGGTGGGCTTTTCTTTTTTAGACCCAATAAGGATTTGGTTTAAATAATAATGAGAAAAAATCAAAAAGTATACCTATTCCTAGAAATCCAAGAGTACATATGTAAACGATTCCTAATAATATTTTACCTTCGTAGAATTTGTGTGCTCCTAAAAAACCTAGAAAAATGCAAAGAAGCAAGGCAATCCATTTGTTCTTGCATCCTCCACCATGTGCATTAACGCGATTGCTTATGTTGTTATTGATGATAACCTTTTCATCTTTTTCCCGACGTCGGCTCTCTACTTCACATCCACAGTGAGGACAGATGACGGCGTCTTTTCTTATTTTTTCACCGCAGTGTTGACAAAACTTTGTTTCATAATTTTCTGACATACTTATCCCCTTTCAAGTTCTTTGTTAATTATTTAATGATGGCATAAAAAACTAAATCTTAAAAAATATTTTTAATTCTATCTTTCCCTGTATTAGATACCAGGTAAGATTTTTTTGTTCGATTCTATCTTGCTGAGTAGCTTGAATAAATTTCCAGTTACTGGTAATCTATAATCATACAGAGGCTCCGGAGTCTTCCAACCGTTTAATATTAGATAGTGGAGGAATAGCCGATGAACGTAGAAGATTATAGAACAGTGCTTAAAAACATGATAGACAGGATCGATGATCCAGGTCTTTTAGACAAGCTTTTGAATTGGTTTAAATCAATCTGTGCTGAGTGGCGCAGGATTCATGGGCAGTGATTTAGTCGCTGCTCTTTTTTTTATGCACTTTTTCATAAATCTGGTCAAGCATTGTCCAGATCACTTTTTTGTCATCCGGGCTTAGCGACCAGTAAACCTCAAGCGCAGCCATCGCACGTTTGTCATCAACCATCTCGATGCCCGCAGCGGCCTGCCGGAAAAGACTGGAATCATCATCATTCAAATACTTGGGCTCTTTGCCTGTCCGCAGCCAATCTTCAGATACACCGAATTCAGTACAAATCAATTTGATGGTTCGGTCGGTAACTGCTCTTTTGCCTTGTTCGACACTTGTAAGGTGACCTTGTGATAAGGCGATACGCTCGCCAAATTCAGTCTGATTCATCCCGAGTTCCTTTCTCAATGCGCGCACGCGCTCATTTATAGTCATTTATTGATACCTCCTTTCTAATTACAAACCTATCATAAACTAAAAAATAAACTTTTGCAATATTTTTGTATTGACGGAAATAAACGTTTGGTGTAATATGATATTGCAATAGATTAAAGGAGAACATAAGATGAAAAGATACGAAGTAAAACAGATCAGCACCAACTGGTACGGCATCTACGATAGCGTCAAACATGAGTTTGTAATTGAAACAACAGGCTACGGACTTGAGTCCTACAAAAAGCTGTTCGGCGTCAATTAGAAAAAGGAGGCAATAAGATGAATTTAGAAGAAGCCAACGTCAAGGAGGTGTGAGATGAAGAAAAAACAAATTGAAATTATGGTAAATCCAGGAGTATTGCTTGAATTGGCAAAAGAAATCAACAAGACCAAGCAGCTCGGAAAACCATGGCAGCAGCTCACCGCAGCCATGAATCTCCTAAGAGCATACGGAAATGAATGTTCTCTATTATGGAACAGCCGAGGTAAAAAAATAAATGGCATATCCATAGATGGCGAGGAATATCTGATCAAAAAAAGAAAAGGAGTAAAAGACTGCATGGAAGCGATCCAGAGAGAGGAAGCTGAAATGTCGTTGGCTGATAAGCACAAAAGACAGAATCAGCCGGTGCCTAAAGAATTGATAGAGGAATTATTCGATGAAAAGTAAAGAAATGGTGAACTTAATTAACCTTAGAAGATCGGCTGATTTAACTAAAAAAGCAATGGCTGAAAAAATAGGTGTTTCTGCTTCCTATTACTACAAGGTTGAAAGTGGATATCAAAATCCAAGTTATGAATTTCTTAAGAAATTTAAAGTGAAATTTCCTGATGTTAGTGTCGATCAAGTATTCTTCAACAACAAATAAAAAAGCACCAGTGGTGACGCACTGATGCCTGCGTTATTTGTTTACCTCAACTTCCAGCGTCACCTGGAAGTCCACCCACTTAAGGCAGGACGCTTCTGCCGAAGACCCTATTGAGCGGTAGCTAAGATTACATTTCAGCCACAGTAAAGTATGGTTGCTTGCTGTGCAACACTTAGAATCTATTATATTTGCCATGGTAAGCAAATATAAAAAGCGATTGTCATTCTAAGCAAAAACAGCCGTCTGCTGGCGCACGGTGTGCGATCTTAGCTATGAAGAATAGGGGAGTTCAAAAGTTTTGTCAACTTTATCACCTCCACGATAATTTTAACACAACTTGGAAATTTTTAACAGGTCGAAACCTAGGGCGATCTGCCCGATGGTCTGCCGGTTAGGCCGGCACTGATGAGGCCAGAAAGGAGTGTGAGAGTATGCGTAAAAAGAACAGCGATCAGCAGGAAATGCAGAAGTTTTTAAAGGCTTTCCGCGAGCTTAGTCCTGTAGGGCAGGCTATGTTGGAACATGACATGCAGTTGCTTAAAGCGCGCGAAGCCCTTGATCAAAAGGCACGCAAGCCTACGACGCCCAGAACTGACCAAGCACAAGCGAGATAAGGAGGATTAAGGGCATGGACGAGTTACTGGCTGCCATCGAGCAGCTAACAAAAAAGGTTGACATGTTGCAGGCCAGCTTGGCTGCTAATCAGTACAAGCTGGTTTACACCACCAAGGAGCTTGCCGAGGCGTTGGGTACATATCCGCAAAGGATCCATGTGCTGCGCAAGCATGGGTTGCTTACCGGCACGCGGAACGGGCAGGAGTGGATATACACCCGGGAAGAGGCCGAGAGATTTCTGGAGCGGACCCGCGGCATGGACCTGAGCAGCGAGCAAAAAATTATCGAGGCGGTCAACCAGTTGCGGATCAGCGAGACGCTGACAGCACAAAAAAAGCCAACCGGCGGCAACCGGAAGGCAAGAACAAAACTGAACTGATTTACCCAAGTTCAGTGAAATTATACTACAAAAACCACGGCAATGGTTAAAATACAGAAAAATTTGTGGCAGACGAAAGGTAAAAATATGTTAAAAAAAGAATTTGAAGATTTTATTGGGCATGAAATTACTGATGATCAATTTAAGTCAGTAGAAAATGTTTATAATTATCACCCAGTAAATTTGAATGTCGATGAAATGGTATTCCTTTGGCAATTGGGTGGTCAAACAATGATTGAATTCTTAGAAGAGAAAGCACTTAGTTTTCATTCGCTCGAAAAGAGAAAAGAAAGTTTGACTGCCGAATTAGAAAAAATTCAAGCAGAAATGGATGCAATGAGAGAAGCATATTGAGGAGGTGCCAGAATGACAACGAACGAAGCAACCCGCGCTTATGCAGCGGTGGCAGCAAAGCATATCGGACTTAAGATGGACGAGATAGACCAGATCGTGGAGGAGATGGCGTATCTGATGGATATTTACACGGAGACGGAGATCATGGACAAGATGCGAAATTTGATCGGCCAGGAGGATCGGTAGTGCGCCGGCTTAGACGCCCAGTGCTCGTGGCTCTCACGGCTGCGATTACCGCCGGCGTGACGCTTAACCTGCCTGCAGCTGAGGCCGAGACACCAGTACGGCAGACGGTGACCGTGATCGATCTCTATCAGCCTGATACGCCGGCTTACACCGCAGAGATGGACGTCAGTTGGCACGACTGGCAGCCGATCGGCAAGGCCGCCGGCGTGGTGCCGGTAGCACTGCTGGAGCTGGCTGAGGAGTACAACATCAGCCCAGTCTACGCCGCGGCGGTGTTTGTCCTTGAGACTGGCTGGGGTAGCTCATCGGCCTGGCTGGCCAAGCACAATCCGGCCGGCATCCGGTGCGGTGATCGGTACTGCCAGTACAGCACGGCCACGGATGGCCTGCGGCGCATGTTTGAGATCATGGCCGACTACTACGGCAACGGCCTGACCACGGTAGCACAGCAGCGCTCGCTGTGGTCGGAGGCTGATGATACAGAAAAGATAGTCCAGCTCATGGAGCAGCTGGCTGAGTAGCTTATGGAGGCAATCATCAACGGCATCAACAGGATGGCGGGCAGCTATCATGCTCAAGATATCTTCCAGGATTGGGTGCAGATGTCCGGGATCTCTATATCAAACCAGTTATTCTTCGATCAACGACTGGAAGAGCAGTATCTGACACTTGCAAAAAAATACAACGATGAGCAGTTAAAAGAAATGTGCCGATGGACCGCAAGGCTTGTAGAGCTGTTTGAGAATGATATCAATGATTATCTCGGCAGCATCTACATGATGTTAAATGCCGGGAATTCGAGGACAGGTCAATTTTTCACACCATTTCATGTGTGTGTGCTGATGGCCAAGGCGGTACTTACTGGATATAGCGGCGAAAAGATCACAGCCAATGAGCCCAGTGTCGGCGGCGGGGCCAATTTTCTGGCGGTAGCCAAGGAGATCCAGCGTTTAGGTTACGATTATCAAAGTTTGCTTGACGTTGTCGCCCAGGATCTCGACTACAAATGTGTGTGGATGTCTTATCTACAGTTTAGCTTTGCGGGTATTAGTGCGATATGTGTGCAAGGCAATACCCTGCAAAATGAAATCAATTTTACCTTAGTCACGCCAATGTATTGCTTGAGAGGTGTGTCACCGTGAAAAATGATGTAATCAATTTAATCATTTTGAAGCTAAATGATAAAATTGAAAGCCGCGAAATTGAGCTTGTAAAGAATACACTGATCACTTGCCTCGAAGATTATGATCTGGTACCTAAAAAGAATGAAGTCGTACCGTATGGCTACGAAGACGAAAAGCTGATTCAGCTGTTCTTGGTAAGCAAAAAGATTGATGGATTGAGTGATCGATCCATTAAAGTGTATAGGCAGGAGTTAAATTCACATCTACACCTATACATTCAAAAAAAGATCACCGACATTACAACGGACGATCTGCGGATGCACTTCGCAAAGCGGATGATCGACAGTCCGAATTTGTCAAAAGCCACACTGAACGGCGAGCGTCGATATCTGTCCAGCTTCTTTACTTGGCTCGCGGATAATGGATATATTCCAAGGAATCCAATGCGGGCGATTAAGAAGATGAAAGAAGACAAGCGGATCAAGAAACCATTCAGCCAGGAAGAAATCGAACTCATGCGAGACGAATTGAAGAACCGGGTTGAAAAGGCAAGAAATACACGAGATCGTTTTGTAGCGATAAGAATGCAAGCACTCTTTGAATTTATGCTGAGCACCGGTTGCCGCGTAAGTGAAGCTTCCGGAGCTAAGCTTAAGGATTTAAACCTGACAAGCAACGAGATCCTCGTGTTCGGCAAAGGTGCAAAAGAACGAATCTGTTATCTAAACGAGATATCAATCATCCGCTTAAAGCAATGGCTTGAAGTGAGATCAGAAATGTCAGTAGACAGCGAGTATCTGTTCACCGGGTATCAGAATTCATACAATACCGGAACGATACTCGGCGCAGGTGGAATCGAAAGCTACTTCCGGCATTTAGGCGATCAACTCGGGATCAAGTGTCATCCGCATAAATTCAGACGCACCTGTGCGACGATGGCCTTGACCAAAGGAATGCCAATCGAAGAAGTGCAGCAGATGCTTGGACACAATGAGATCAACACAACGATGATCTATGCCCAGGTATCACAGGAAAATGTTAAACATAGCCACAGAAAATATATGTAAATGTCCAGCTGATGATCCAGCTGGCGGAAGGGAGATTGACGATGGAATTAAAAAAGGTCATCATTGAGAATTTCCGCAATATCACTCACGCGGAATATGATCTTACATCCCGCAGCATCTTCGCGGGTCCGAATCGGCAGGGGAAGACAAATACAATCCTGGCCATCTATTGGGCGTTAACTGATTTATTGCTTGATGGGTCGTCAGATTATCAATCATTTAAGCCGGAATTTAAAGAGGAGGCAGAGGTCAGCGTTGAGCTGGTCTGCGATACCTTTACATTAAAAAAAGTGTACAAGGGATGGCGGCCTCGGCAGCAAGGATCCGGCGAGCCGGGTGACTTGCAGCATACGACCGATTATTGGATCGACGGCACAAAGTTTAAAAACCAGGGCGAGGCAAAAAAGACGCTGCTTAAGCTGCTTGGTACCAACCGGCAGCTTGAGACATCAAAATTTGATTTGACCCGGGCGATGATTGACCCATATTACATCGGCCAAGGCTGCGACTATAAGACGCTGCGAAGCTTTATCGTTGAGATCATCGGCGATGTAAGTAATGAGGATGTCTTTGCATCCGATCCGGCGCTGCTGACAATCCGCGATCTGATGGCGCGGTATCAGTACGATCCAGGACTTGCGCAAAAGTTTGTCAAGCAACAAGTCGTAGCGGTTAAAAAGGATATTGAAGCAAGTGAGCAGCAAGTTAAAGGTCTGGAGTCTGTGCTAGACGTAGATCATGTATCACTTCAAAAGGCTCAAGAGGCGCTTGATCAAATTGACAAGCAAGTGTCAGGCTTACAGGTACAGCTGTCTGGCCGGGACAATCCGCGGATCAACGAGGCAAAACTCCAACTGTCTGATATGACCCTTAAGCTTGCTGAGAGCCGGACAAAGGACATGGAGGCAGTACAGGAGCACAACCGGCAGATTGAGGCGGAGCTTCGCCGGCTGGAAAAGGTAAGACAAGATGCTGAGTGTCAAGCACAGGATTTAATCCGGCGTCGGATTTCCGCTGAGAATGCAATTCTTGGCAATGATCAAAAGATTGCCAGCATTGAACAGCAGATCGCGGAGTTGGAAACGAGAAGGCAGGAGCGGTTGCAGAAATATCACACCAGAAATGCCGAGGAATATACGCAACCAGAATCACAAAAAGAAGTGTGCCCAAATTGTGGCTATGTGCTCAATCAAGCGGCGCTTGAAAGCTACCGTGTAACCTGGGAGTCCAGTAAGCAGCGAGACCTTGATTACATCGTCCGGCAAGGTAAGCAACTGAAAAATGACATCGAAAATCTGAGATTTAAAATTGAAGAACTCCGAAAAGGAAAGGCAGACGCAGAGGAGAGTTTACCGCTGATCAAACAACAAATCCGCGAGTTTGAAAAAGACGCTCAGCAAGCTCAGGATAGCGCCGGACAGCTGCGTAAACAGTTAAGTGAGGTAGTTGACTCAGATCAGACAATAGCGCTCAGAGAGGCTGTGAAAGCGGCTCAGGATAGCTATGACAATCTGATCAAAAATCAGCAGGCAACCATGGCTGACGTACAAGCGGAGATCCAGCGGTTAAACGCTGACTCTGTACAGTATCACAACGTCCTAAACGATCACGGCGCTTACGTGGCCACGCAAAAAAAGGCTGCGGCCATGTGTATACAAATTAAAGCAAAAGAGGACACGCTCATTGACTTTGAGCAGCAGTCCATCTTGATTGATCGGTTTTTAGAGATCAAGCTCGGACTGTTCCAGCGCCGTATTTCCAGCGTGTTTGGTGATCGTGTCCAATTTACTCTGATCAAATACAATCTCAAAAAAGGCAGCTGGGATGAGGTGTGCTATCCATCGGTGTTGGACAAAAACACACCGTTTGAGGATGGCTCGGGCTCTGAAAAGATCCTGACAGGCATCTACCTGGCTGAATGCGTTAAACGTCATCTCAGACTGTCAGATCTGCCTTACATATTTGATGAGTGCGACAAGCTCGACACAGCCAGCCTGGCGGCGATTCCGACGCAGGCGCAGATCATCACGACCAAAGTTGACGACGTCAACTATAACAAAGTAACGCTGATTAGCGCATAGAAAGAGAGAGGTAAAGTAAATGATTAAAGGTACAGTTAAGTTTTTTGAGGACAAAAAGGGTTATGGTTTCATCGCCGGCGACAACGGAGTTGATTATTTCTTTCACTGGTCTGATTTACAAATGGAAGGCTTTAAAAAAGCTGAAAAAGATCAACGGGTAACCTTTGAGGTTATTCAGGGTGACCATGGTGAAAAAGCAGGCTATGTCTGCTTGGAGGCTTGATGATGAAGAACAAAAAGAACACAAGCTCAATTCTTGAGTTCAATGGTGGAGCTATCCTAGAACGGATTGATCTTGAACTGAGCAAAGTTTTGAAAAACATTGCTGATCTTAATACGGATCCAGTTAAGCCAAGAAAAATTAAAGTCGAATTAACCGTTCAGGCTGACTATGAAAGAAAGAACCCGGCAGTAACAGTTAAAGTTTCTAGTTCGTTACAACCAACGAATCCTATCAAAGTTTCTTTGCTTACAGTCCAAATTGTTGATGAGGAAACTGGCGAGATCAAAGAGGGTTTGCAAGAAAACTGCGGAGTAGCTCCGGGACAGATTAACTTATCAGGTGATGTCGTGATGCCGGAAATTTATATACCATCAGAAAGAGCGAATTAAGGAGGAAATCGCAATGTTAAAAGAAGCTATTGAAAAAATTCAGGAACTAGTCGAAAGTCGAAACAAGGTGCAAACAATTGATATTGAGGGTACAACTTACACGGAGTTGGCTCTCAGCCCAATCAAAGAGCGGATTCCGCGCTGTGATCGCATGGATTTCTGCAATCTCGAAATGCTGATTGAAAATATTAAAACAGAGCTCGATGACCACAATCTTCCATTGCGTGTTCTTGTAAAAGAACGTGAAGTCAATGTTTACTCCTCATACGATCGTTACAAAGATCGTGAGCACATCTTCCGGTCGACAGCCCAGGCTCCCAATATTGAGTTTAATCAGTATATGTCCGTTGAGGCTATGATTATCATGCTACAAACCAATTTTGCAGAGTCTGAAAACCGGAACAATCTCATCCAGTTGATCAGCCGTATTTCTTCAGAAAATAAGATTGAGATGACTGATGATGGAATGGGACAGAGAGTCGCAGTGACGCAGGGAGTTTCTGTAAAAGGCACAATTGCCGTTCCACCTCTGGTAAAATTGATACCTTTCCGGACATTTTACGAAGTGGTGCAACCAGAACAAATGTTCCTATTCCGTATAGATAAAAACATGAATGTTGCTTTATTTGATGCGGATGGAGGAGCGTGGAAAGCGTCCTGTCAACTTGAAATTAAAAAATATTTAATAGATTATTTATATGCCGAGATTGAAGATAGAAAGGTAATTGTGGGGTAATAAAATGGCAGAAGAAAAGAAGAATGCGCCGGTAAAAGTTTTTAGAACCGCTGAACAGAAACTATCAGAATTGTTTATCAATGGTGCTGCTGAGGGATTAGGGAAAGTTGGCATGCGCTTAGATGATTATCAAATGATCTGTGCAAAAAATGCTTTTAAAAAGTGCTTTGACGTTTGTAAAACGAACAAGGTGGATATCAATGTCTTAAAAGATGACGTGGCGACGATTTTAGAGCGTGCGGCCATGTTCAGGCTCAACGCATTAGCTATTCCTGAGGAGTGTTATATCACTCCTCGGGACATCAACAAGCCCAACAAAACACCTCATCTTGATTTTGGTATTCAAGGTGATGGTAATGATCGAATTCTGCGAGAGTATGGCGTAAATGTTCAGACAGTACATCCTTATTGGCTCGTCCGTGAGGGTGATGATTTTAAATTTCCTCATTTTAAAGGTCTCGAAGTTGTGCCACCGGAGTGGGAGCCCAAAGGTTATAGTCAAAAGGTTGTACGTGTTGTTTATCCAATTACTTACTCTGATGGATCTACCCAATATCACATCGCTGATCGAGAGTCTGTTAAAGTTAATTTACTTGCGCACATCAATCAAAATCTGATGGGGGAATACTTCGGTATCAGTGCATATAACCTTGAGGGTAAAGCTGCGATAGAAGCCAAAGAAAAGCAAGCGGCGATGCGTAAAGAAATAATAGATGGAGTAAAGGATCTGCCATTAGAGGAGATTCTTGATCATCCATCAGTTCAAAAATACATCAGTCCGGCCTGGCGTTCTCCGCATTCCAGAGAATCTATGATTATCCGGAAAATTCGTAACAACGTAACAAAACCAATTCCAAAGGATTTTGGAGATTCTTATATTTTTGAATCCTATAAGGATTCAATGAAAGATGACGAATATAAAGAAACAGAAGATGAACGTATCGACAAAGAAGGTGCTGTGGACGCAGAAGTCGCTGAGCAGGCCGGAAGCCGCCCAGTACAAGACGATATCCCGGCGATCCCTCAACAGGCCGAGAGCGTACAAAAGGCCCCGGAAATCAAGCTTAATGAAGCCGAGAAGGTCGCTGCGTCGGCTGACCCGTTCTGACCATGGAATTCCGTTGTTTGGCCAGCTCATCCGCTGGCAACTGTTATCATATTACATTAAATCGCAAAGACTTGCCTCCGGTAGTGCTGCTGCTGGAGGCTGGCCTTCCCTATGCTGAGCTTCTGCGCCGTATGACCTCTGAGGGGCTCGACTTACGGCCCGTAGACGCTGTTTTAATCACGCATAACCACAAGGACCACTGCGCTGCTTCCGGCGATCTGCAACGCCGCGGGAAGCGTGTGTATGGCAACCGGTTGATCGTTGGAGAGGACCAGAGCACACTGCTGGAGGCCGGCCGGATTAAGACCGTCGCTGCGGAAACCAGAGTTTACCCGTTTGTCGTTGAGCATGACGCAGAGGATAGCCTGGGTTTTGTGATTTATACCGATATGGAGATGATCCTGTTTGTCAATGATTGCAAATACTTTGCGGAGGATCTTTCACAGCAGCAGTTTGATTATGTATTTATTGAGTCCAACTATGACGGTCAGGTGATCCACTTTGCTTACGAGGCTGCCAAAGAGCAGCACAACGAGGTCGATATCAAACGTTATGAGCGCATTTTAAACAGCCACATGTCCATTAAGCACACCTGTGATCAGCTCAAAAAACTGGATCTCAGCAACTGTAAAGGCATCTTTTTGATGCACTTATCTGACCGTCACGCCAACCCCAATTTGTTTAAACAAAGGGTTCAGAAACAGTTCGGAAAGCCTTGTTTTGTATGCCGAAAAAGTGGGGGTATTTTGTAAAGGAGGGTTTATACAATGTATTCCAAGATTGATAGCATGTTTTGGCGGGATCAAAAAAATAGAAAATTAAGTGATGACGGGAAATTGTTGTTTTTATATCTTCTGACTTGTCCTCATCGTAGCTCAATAGGGTTGTATTACCTCCCTGAACAATATGTTGCTTCGGACATAAAATGGACACTTGAAAGGGTTCAAAAAGGGTTTAAAGAACTGTTACAAAACGGTTGCATTAAGTACGACAAAGATAACGAAATCGTCTTTATTAAGAACTTTTTGCGGTATAACAGCTTTGAGAACTCAAACCAAATTAGAGGGGCTATAAAGTTCCTAGGCACTTTACCTGATACAGTATTTTTAAGTGATCTTATCGAGGTTATAAAAATGGGTTACGAAGACTGTTCCAAGGACAAAAGCCAAGATTTCAAAAAGGCTTTAGAAACCCTTACCGTAACCCTTACTGAAAGAGTTCGAAATACAGTAGCTTATAACAGTAACAGTAACAGTAGCTTATATTTAAATACTTTTGCGCCGAGCTCTAACGACTCGACGCCGGATGAAAATACTCCCGAACCTGTACCTTATGACGAAGAAGAACCAGAGGAGTTTGCCGAAGTTTCGCAAGAGCTGCCATTAATCATGCTGCCATTGAACGATGGAACAGAATACCCTGTAGCCACATCAATGGCCAATGAATGGCAACAGCTATATCAAGCAACGAATGTGGTGACAGAATTGCGCAAGATGAGAGGCTGGCTACTTGCAGATCCGGCGAGACGTAAAACAAAGCGTGGGATATTGCGATTTGTTACAAATTGGCTGAGTCGTGCTCAGGATAGCGGATCTCGTGGCAAGACAACTCAAAAGCGCCAGGACGTATTCCCGGATTACTACCAGCAGATGAAAACCGGATCGGATCTGGAAGTTGCAGAAGCCACAGATTTCAACCGTGAAGAATTTGAAGAAATCCGCCGCAAATTAAAAGAACAGGAGAAGTAGAGATGGAAAGAAAATACTACGAAATTAACGAAGCTGCAGCCCGGCGATCAAAGGAAATGATGTCCTTTGATGACTACCGCGAAGGAAGTGCGACATCAGCTTATCGACAGGAAGCAGAACAAATATACCAGCTGGCTGAGAAAGTGGCTGATAGACGGCCAGACGCCGCTGAGAAAGCGGAGAAATTAGCGGATAAGTACGCTAAGCTGCTCGCAGACTACTACAATACCAATTTCCGGATCGATCAGATGTGTCCGTCGGTGATGATCGCTGGACCGGCTAAATTTCCGATGAGAAAAAAAGAAAAGCAGAATCAGGCGTGGGATCGAAACCAAGAGAAGTATAAAATGTGCAAAGCGATCGAAGATAAAATCAGAAATCTGCTAAATGGTAAGGAAGTCATAACCGCCGGTGATCCGGAAGCTATAGAAAAGCTGAAAAACAAGCTGGCGAATCTTGAGCAGGCGCAGGAAACCATGAAGGCAGTCAATGCCTTTTATCGCAAGTATAAAACGCTGGACGGTTGCCCTAATTTACCTTTAGAAGAGCTGGAAAAACTGAAAATATCTTTGGACATCAATTGGCGCGCAGACCCGAAGCCGTTTGAAAGCTATCAGCTCACCAACAACAACGCAGAAATCCGGCGGGTGAAAGAACGGATTAAAAAGCTAGAAGTCGCAAAATCACAACCGGCTTACAGAAAAGAATATGACGGATTTTCAGTTGAAGAAGATCCGGAAGCCATGAGAATTAAGCTGATCTTTGAAGAAAAGCCTTCTGCGGAAGTTCGTGATGTCCTGAAAAAGAACGGTTTCCGCTGGTCGCCACGGGCGAACGCCTGGCAAACGCAGCTAACCAATAATGGACGTTATCGGCTCGAGCGAGTGCTGAAGGAGCTGGAAGCGTGCTGATGGTTTATCGTCTGCGCCGTTATCCACACTTGGCGCCGTCTTACATCATGTGCAGTAATGCTGTGGAGGGCTTGCGACTCGTAAGCGGAGCGCTGAAACTACAAGAAACAGAGATAGAAGTGATCGGGATGATCCCGTGGGAGGGTAAACGATCATGATTAACCGAGTAATCTTAACCGGCCGGCTGGCTCGGGATCCTGAGCTGCGCAAGACGCAGTCTGGGTTGTCCGTCTGCGGCTTCCAGCTGGCTGTGGATCGTCCAAAACTCAAGGGGCAGGACGAGGCTGTCACGGACTGGATCAGCTGCCAGGCTTGGCGGCAATCCGCTGACTACATTTGCAACTATGCAAAAAAGGGAGCGCTGCTTGCGGTGGATGGCCGGATCCAGACGCGCAGCTATGACAATGCCTCTGGCCAGAAAGTGAACGTTACCGAAGTCGTCTGTGAGCGTGTTGAGATCCAGCGGCAGGCGTCATCGCAAGCGAGTAGCAAGTCACAATACAAAGGCGGATCGACTACACGGGATAACACTGCCGGCCGCAGTTCATCGTCAGCCTACGGCAGCACAGGTTTTGCCAATCCGGAGTATCAGGATCCGTTTGGTGAGGATTACAGCTCAGGTCCAACGCTGGACATCAGCTCTGACGATCTCCCATTTTAGTTGAGGCGGAGTGTTATGAAGATTGAGTTGTATAACGATCACTTTGAAAACGCCAAACGATACCAGATCCCACGGGCGCAGTTGATCATTGCTGACATACCGTACAATATCGGGATCAACGCTTACGGAAGCCGTTCTGATTGGTATATTGGCGGCGACAACAAAAATGGCGAAAGTGATAAGGCGGGAAAGGAATTCTTTGACACGGACAAAGATTTCAAAATTTATAACTTTTTCCAGTTCTGCACGCGGCTTCTCAGGCCGGAGCCGAAGGAAAGAGGAAAAGCACCGTGTATGATCATCTTCTTCAGCTGGCAGCAGCTGAACGAGATCACAGACTATGCAAAACAATTTGGATTTAATCATACACAGCCGTTATTCTTCGTCAAGAAGTCTTCTTCGCAGGTACTGAAAGCCAACATGCGAATTTGCGGCGCGACAGAAACAGCGCTTGTCCTGTATCGGGACAAACTGCCTAAATTTAATAACGGTGGGAAGATGATTCTGGATTGGTTTGAGTGGGATAAGTCAGGAAAATACCCGAGGATTCACCCAACACAAAAACCAGTTCCAGTGCTAAAACGACTGATTGAAATCTACACGGATCCAGGCGATGTTGTAATAGATCCGGTGGCCGGTAGCGGAAGCACATTAAGAGCTTGCGCCGAGCTGAATCGGAACTGCTATGGGTTTGAGATCAAGAAAGAGTTTTACAGAGCAGCTAAAGAAAAGATGTTGTCGGATGTGCCTGTATGCTTGAATTTGTGAGGAAAATGAAAAATGATCAAATTTAAGAAATCAGAAAAAATTGCAGCAAAAGATCGAACAGTCTTTTGCGGATGGGAAAAGAAAGCGATCCAGCCATCGACAGCAATGAAAAGAATCGCAGAGAATAACGGAATAGATCCGGAATTGATAAACATTGCCGAATTTGAAGAAATGGCGATTCGTCTTGGGTATTGGAGGACGAAATGAAAAATAAAGAAGTTGAAAATTGCATCTTTGATTTAACGCAGTGTGCGAAAAGCAAATATCCGCATGATTTAAAAGTGATCATCGAATATATCGAAAAACTTGAACGTGAAAATCTCGGATTACGACAGCAAGTCGAAAACTTAAAAAGAAAGGAAGAATCGCGATATAAAAGCGATGCATGGGGGTGAGTAATGATGAATAAAAAAGAACTGAACAGAATATTGGAAAACCATAAAAACTGGCTTTTAGATGAAGAAGGCGGAGAACGCGCTAACCTGAGATACGCTAACCTGAGATACGCTGACCTGAGATACGCTGACCTGAGTGGCGCTGACCTGAGCAACGCTGACCTGAGCAACGCTGACCTGAGTGGCGCTAACCTGAGATACGCTAACCTGAGCAACGCTGACCTGAGTGGCGCTGACCTGAGCAACGCTGACCTGAGCAACGCTGACCTGAGTGGCGCTAACCTGAGTGGCGCTAACCTGAGATACGCTAACCTGAGCAACGCTGACCTGAGTGGCGCTGACCTGAGCAACGCTGACCTGAGATACGCTAACCTGAGTGGATCTAAAGGAATATTAGCTGCGGTTGACTTCATGGAAAGAAACTTTAAAAAAACAAAAGATGGATATATCGCGTATAAAACGTTTGGCGGTGAACGCAAACCGCCGGGAAGTTGGAATATCATTGCCGGATCGGTGATTAATGAGAATGTGAACTTTGATAGATGCAATGCTTGCGGATGTGGAATAAACGTCGCACCGCTGGAATTTGTTAAAAACAACTACAAAGGCGAGATCTGGAAGGTCTTAATTCGCTGGGAATGGCTTTGCGGAGTTTGTGTCCCGTACAACTCGGATGGGAAAATCAGATGTGAACGAGTCGAACTGTTGGAGGTGGTCGAACGATGATTGATGAAAAGAAACTTACAAAAGAAGAATGTTTAAAAGCAACTAAAGAATTAAAAGACAGTTTTCTTTTACATACTCCAAGATATATAAGCTTTCATTCTCCAAGAATTATGAAGCATATATCAAACCTAGAAAAACTAATAAATAAACACTTTGACAATCCTCCGTTGAAATTTAAAGAGCTTGAAGATGGAGAATGGTATTGGTGTGAAGTGTATGGTTGGTGCTTGATGAATTTCTATGAAGATTTAAACGGAAAGATAAATTATGAAGCTATGACTGTAACACATGATAAAATTGATTTATTAGAAGAATTTGAAGAAAACCGTTTTTACAGAAATCAGGTTGAAGAATGAATAAATATCAAGAAGCGTTAAATTTCTTATGCGATCATGCGATGGAGTACATCGAAGATTTTGATTTGGAAGAATATGAATGCGGAGATTATTACCCTTTGGACAAAGAAACACTTAACGCAAATAAATCCGTTCTACAGGAGCTTATTGACAGAGCGACGCCGGTGAAGATCAATGAAGAAACGGCAACCGCTAAATTTATAGACGATCGTCCAACAACAGTAATTATATACCGTTGCCCTAAATGCGGAGGAAGAGTACACCCGTTTGATGGGGACTTGTATTGTAAGCATTGCGGTCAGGCATTGGATTGGAGCGGCAATCAATGATCCCCGTACTACTCGCCGTCGTGTTTGTGGTGCTCGTGCTGCTGATTGACAGGATGGGAGGAGATTGATGATGACCGTCACTGAGATCCAAGCGGCCATCCTGGCCACCAAACAACAAATAGCCAACACGATGTCGCCGATGCGCAAAAGAGACATGCAGCGCCACCTGGCACGACTCAGGCGTAAGCTGCGAGCGGCAATGAGAGGCAGTCGCTGATGTGAGAGCTATAAAGACATACGCTCTGTACGACACCAGAGACAACGATCTTTGTGTATTTGTCGGTACGGTACCGGAGATCGCTCAATTTTTTAAGATGCAGCTCACCGCGGCGTACCACAGCATCAGGCAAGGACGCAAATTTAAAAAACGATATCGGGCAGAGTTGATCGGTGTTGACAGGAGGGATAGCGGTGGACGAGAGGATCAAACGGACCAAGGATAAGCTGCGAGTGTACGGCAACTACACCCGCCAGATCCGACAGTTGGAGCGCCGGCTGCAGCAGATCGAGGATGCTATTGCTTGGCATCAGGATTGGCCAGAGCAGGCTGCCAAAGAGTGCGGGATCCACCGTTTGGATCCCAAGCACCCTGCGGTGCAGCGTATGACTATTGAGCAGGCAACATTGGAGCGAGAGATCGATCAGGCGTACGCCGAGCGGCAGCTGCTGGGGCTGGATACCTGGCTTAGCAGCCTAAGCCAGGACGATCGGCAGATCATCCGGCTGGTGTATGAGGATGGATACAGCTATCAGGCAGCTGCGCCCATGGTCAATATGTCAAAAACAGGCTTACAGTATCGCATCGATCAAATTTGTAAAAGTCCGTACGCGTACGGTTGACTTTTGTGATATACTGTGCGCGTAACGATGCAGTAGGTATGTCTAAGCGTTCTGGTAATCCAGGGCGCTTTTTGTTATTATGGAGGTGCACGGGATGGGCGGTAGAGGCGCAAAAATAGGTATAAAAAAACAAATTGAAGGAGCTTCTCATGCGACTATACATGATGATAAAATATATAAGTATTATTTGAATCCAGTTCAAAAGCATTATCAAGAATTCGCTGCAGTTGGATATACCATGGAAAATGCGGAACAGCTAAGAAAAGATATGCTTAAAGGTCTTTTGGGTAATGAAGTGACTGAGTATAAAAGATCAGAAACAGGATATACAAAGGCAATAGTAGATATGGAATTGGGGGTTACAGAAAAAAAGTTGTTTAGAACAGTTTGGGGTAAAGATAAAGAGGAACAATATTTTAGAAATATTACAGCTCACAGGATTAAAAAGAAAAAAGGAAAGGAGTGAGATAGATGAATAAATTTAAAGACTTAGAGGAAGTAATAATTAAAAACACTAAGAAAACAGGTATAGTTGTTGACATGTATAAAGTAAAAAACACGTATTATTATCAGGTTGAATTAGATAATAACGATGTAAAGGAATACTCAGAGAATGAGTTAGAAAAAAAATAAGCAATCTATCAGATTGCTTTTTTAATGGTTTTTAGCGAGCGCCTCCCTCGCTGAATGTGGCAGCATATGACAACATGTTGCAAAATACAAACACTGGTCAGATTGGTTTATCGCCTTGCCGCTGACCTTTTTCTCTTTCTCTTTCTCTTTCTCTCTCTATATATTTAATAACTAATAAATATTTATGTTTTTCGAGTTAGGCATTGATAGTTATTAATTATCAAATATTTAAGCGATCAATGTAGGCAGAAAATAAGAAAAGGAGCGTGATTCGTATGATTAAATCACCATGCAATGACAGCAAGCGTTGTCCAAAAGACTGCCCGACAGTATGCCGCGATTGTGCTTATTGCGAACCGTATCAGGAGTATCTAAAAAGCATTAAACACAAACGCAGCGGAGGAAAGAAAACGCAATGACTAGCTTTCACGCGCGCGCAGCCGAGCTGCAGACGCAGCTGCTTGATGTCTCTGTCCTACGGCCGGCGGAGTACAATCCGCGCAAAAAATTGACGCCGAAAGATAGCGAGTATCAAAAAATCAAAGCCAGCATTGAACGCTGGGGATACTGTGACCCGGTGATCGTCAACAAGGATATGACAGTAATCGGAGGCCATCAGCGTCTGCAGGTCATGCAGGACATGGGTTACACGGAGATCAGCGCCGTTGTCCTGGACATCAGAAAAAACGACGAGAAGGCACTGAATGTGGCGCTCAACAAAATCAGCGGTGAGTGGGATATGGAGCTACTCGGCGGTCTGATGACTGAACTATCATCAGAAGAATTCGATCTGGAGCTGACGGGTTTTGATCCAGAAGAAATTGATGACTTGATCGGCTGGCATGATGACCAACCGGAAGAACGCGAGAATGAGCGCATAAGGACGATGGAAACCTATAACCTTGATAAATTTGACGAGGATGAGGCTGATGGTTTTTATCAAATGCCGGTTATCTACAACGACGGTGTAATCCCAACTGATTTGATCGGATTTAATTACGCGCTGAGCAGCCGTAACAAGGCCGTAGGCGTGCATTGTTTTGTGGATGACTATCAGTTTGAGCGGCTTTGGAATCAACCGGAGAAGTATCTAGAAACGCTCGCTGATTACGAGGTAGTGCTATCTCCTGACTTTTCGCTGTATTTAGACATGCCCATGGCTATGAAGGTGTGGAATGTGTACAGGTCGCGGCTTCTTGGGCAATACTGGCAACGGAACGGCATCAAAGTTATTCCGACTATAAGTTGGGCAGAACCGGAAACCTTTACTTTTTGCTTTGATGGGATCCCAGCGGGCAGCATCGTGGCAGTGTCCACGATCGGAGTTAAGCGCGATGATGAATGCTTTCAGGTCTGGAAAGAGGGAATGGATGCGATGATCGAGCACGTTAAGCCATCTCACATACTTGTGTACGGCGGGAAGCTCGAATATGACTATCCGCCAGAATGTGAGGTCATTTATTTTGAAAATAAGGTAACTGAAAGAATGAAGAATCAGAAACAGGAGGGGAAGGAAAATGGAGACAGCTAAATTCAGAGCTTTGCTGAAAGGTAACAATGCGATCCGGCTAGATGATAACTGGATCGTTTTTAATGATCTGGAGCTTTACAATCTCAACACAGGTAAATCTATTGTCAGTGAGAATTTTGATGATTTTCTTAAAATCATGATCGGCAAAAAGTCGATTGCCGCTCTCATATCATCGCAAGATGAGTTTTATCGGACGTTTGCAGGCGGCCGGGGGGCAAAGTACGGAAAAAATGACCTCGGTGGTGGTTTTAACTCAGCCGGAGATGGCCGTGATCATGGCTTTAGAAATGCAAAATTCCCAGCTGAATTTAATGTCGGCGGGAAGTTCAGAAGCTATGATAAAACCTTGGATTTATTCGTGAAAAAATATGCGAGTGCAGATCATGAATATGGCATAACCGTTGATGATCAAGGCTTTGTTCATCGGCATATCGAGGGCGGTAGATCCTCAGTTGCAATAAGTGGTGGAAAGAATCAAATGATCTTACACAATCATCCCAGCGGCGGGAATTTCAGCAAAGCAGACCTGATTTCTATCGCTTCGGGAAATGAGCGGGGGATAGCAGCCATCGGGACTCGCAAAATTTACACAATTAGCAAGAAAAAGGGTTTTGATTCAAAAGCGTTCATCAAAGGCGTTAGCACCGCGAAATGGCCAAAACACTTGAGCTATGATGATGGGGCTGACTGGTGGCTGCGAAAAAACGCCAAGAAATACGGTTATTCATATACTGCGAGAAAGTCTAAATAAAAACTCTGAACTCTGGGAAAGGAGGAACTGGCATGGCCAATGAGAAGAATTTAATCAATTTACGCGATCGGACTCCGGAAGAACGCCTTGCGATCCAGCGCAAGGGCGCAGCTGCAACCAATGCAAAACTCAAGCGTAAAAAGCAAATGCGGGAAGCCATGCAGATGCTTCTTTCTCTGCCTGTAAAAAGCAAGAAAAGCAAGGAAATGCTTATTGATTTAGGCATTGATCCGGATGATGCTGATAATCAGTATTTAGTTCTTGCTTCTGCCTTCCGCAGCGCGCTAAAAGGCGACGTTCGAGCGATGGAGTTTATCCGCGATGTTGATCGGATGGATACCGATGCCGAACGGCTTAAACTCGAAAAGAAGAAAATGCGGATATGGGAAAAGGAATTGAAGGCAGCGAAGGCAGCAGCTGCACACCAGGATGCCGATGATCCGACCGTTAAGCAGATGGAAGCGGTCAGCGAAATCGTGAAACAAATGATGACACCAGAGGATGATGAAATATGCAAGTAACGGATCAAGTCAACGAAGTGCAGAAGCCAATGCTGATCCTCTCGGATAAGTTCAAGGATTTTTTGCGGGTGGACGTGCCCCGTGAATACCTGGAGGGAGTCACTGCCTGCGGCAAGACGACGGTCGGCATTTTTAAATTTATGTGTAAGGTAGCTGCCAGTCCGGTGCGATTTCACATTATCGCCGGCGCGGATCTTGGTACCGTGGAAAAGAACGTCATCAACGGTGAAAGAATGCTGCTGGATCAGTTTAAATACACAGCCAGCTATTGGCCAAAAGGGCATGGTAAGGTTGGACTACCGCATGTTGAGCTACTCACACCGCAGGGGGTAAAGATCATTTACGTCTGCGGATATGACAACAAGACGCGATGGAAAAAGGTTCTGGGCGGCCAGGTTGGCTGTGTGTACATTGATGAGGTCAATATCGCAGATATGGAATTTTTGCGGGAGATCACGCATCGCTGCAAATACATGATGACGACAAGTAATCCAGATGATCCTAACCTGCCAGTGTATTCCGAGTTTCTCAACCGCAGCCGACCGCTAAAAAGGTACGTTGATGACTACCCGGCGGAACTTCTTGCAGAGCTTAACGAGCCGCCGGTAAAAGGATGGGTGCATTGGTACTTTAACTTTAACGACAATGCAGCACTTACCGCTGAGGAAATAGAGATCAAAAAAAGCGCGGTTGCGCCTGGCACCAAGATGTATAAAAACAAGATTCTAGGCTTGCGTGGTCGAGCAACGGGGCTTGTCTTTAACCTTGAGAAAAGACACATTATCACCCCGCAAGAAGCGAAAGAAAAGCAGTATGTACAATTTTGCGCTGCAGTGGATACATCTTACTCACGTAAGAGTGACGACACTATTTCTTTCAAGTTTGGCGGGATCACAACGGAGCGGGTCTTTGTTGCGCTGGCCGAAGAAGTCTATAACAACAAGGGCCGTGTAGCGAGAGGACAGAACGCTCTGGCACCTTCGGACATTCCACCGCTGCTGGTTGACTTCTTGGAGCGCAACCGGAAACGCTGGGTAGATGGCGGCGATGCTTTCGCCCGTGATGTTTACATAGACTCAGCCGACCAGGCGACGCTTACAGAGTGTGAGAAGTATAACAGGCAGATCGGAAGTCTGTATTTCTTTTATCCAAGCTGGAAGCGTCTGCCGATCTTGGACAGAATCTATTTGCAGATCGGCTGGATGGCGCAGGGATATTACTTCATCGTGGATGAATGCACCAACAGCATCCATGAGTACAACGCATACAGCTGGCAGGATGACAAAAAACTGCCAGAGGATGCCAACGATCATACGATCAACGCTGATCAGTACAGTTGGATGCCGTACAAGCACATGATCGGTATACCGGATGGAAAGGGATGATAAGATGGGAAAATTTAGCCAAAGCGTCAAGGTAAAGCTGCGGAACTGGCTGGAAATTGACAAAGGTATGAATCCGTTGACGGTGCGGATTATTGAGCCGATGGACTTTGATGCCAATGTATTCAAAAACCAGATCTGGTATCGTGGAGATCCGTCGGAGCTGCATCAGTTTTACACGACCATTGATGATATGATGGGCAACACAAAGTTTTGGGCAGCGACGGCAACTAATGGCGTTGATTTCAGAAAAATTCATACAGGATTACCGGCTTTAATTGTCGATGTTTTGACAGGTATCGTTTTAGACGATATGAATGAGCTGGATTTTGACAACACCAAAGGAAAGCAGCGTTGGGAGGAAATGGAGAAAGAACTCCCTGACGATTTCTGGAAAGATATCTTTAAGCAAGCGCTCTATTTAGGCGATGGAGCAATCAAGTTTTCTTTCCATCCAGAAGAAAGTCCTTATCCAATTCCAGAGTTTTATCCGGCGGATCAGGTCAAATTTGTTTTTGTGCATGGGAAAATCAAAAAGATCATTTTTAAGAATCCGTATGAATTCAGTGAAGGTCGTTTTGAATTGCATGAAATCTATGATGAACATGGGATAGATTACGAGCTTTACAGCCCAACTTGGGAAAAGGAAAACCTGCTTGATTATCCCGAATTCGCACACCTTAAACCAATCAGTAAATCGCAGGCGTATATGATGGCGGTTCCGGTGATTTTCGGATCATCGCCAAAATATAAAGGCCGTGGAAAGTCGCTGTTTGATGGAAAAGAGGACGCTTTTGACAGTTTTGATGAGGCTTTCAGCCAATGGATTGAGGCGCTGCGAGATAACCGGACAAAGACATTTATCCCAGACAAGATGATTCCCCGAGATCCCAAGCGTGGCGATCTGCTTAAACCCAACACGTTTGACAGTCGCTTTATCAAGATCACGGGATCCGGTGCCGAAACGGCAAACAATACCATTGATGTAAAGCAAGGGCAGGTGGACGGCGAGGGATTGATGGCGGCATACATGGCCGCGCTAGATCTGTGCCTTCAGGGACTTGTCAGCCCTGCTACACTCGGCATTGACGTGAAGAAGATGGACAATGCGGAAGCACAGCGGGAAAAAGAAAAGGCCACGCTGTACACCAGAAACAAGATCGTAAAGCTGGCGGAAAAGGTCATTCCGGATATTATCTCAACAGCACTTAAGATCATGGACACGGCGGCAGGAAAGCCGTACCAGGAATACGAAATCACCTGCAGTTTTGGCGAGTATGCGAACCCGTCGTTTGAATCTGTGGTTGAGACCGTCGGTAAGGCGAAGCAATACGGCGTCATGAGCAACGAGCGGATCATCGAAGAAATGTACGGGGACAGCCTGGATGAGGAAGAAAAGAAAGAGGAAATCCGCCGGCTGAATGAAAGAGACGGGCTGATCCCAATGCAGCAACCGGCAGCGGTAAACGAGTTCGATCTTCCACCGATTACGCAGACCATGCCGCCAATCGAGCAGATGACCAATGGCAACGGATAAAGATAAGCGCCGAGATCCGTCAGAGCCGCCTAATCCTTATGATTTACGACAGATTTATGAGGAGATGGAGCTTTACTTGATCAACTCCATGCGTCGGAATCTTAAGCGTCATATGAAGGAAGAAGAACGGCTGGGCTTTGCGTGGGAACAATGGCAAAAGGCTACACTGCGCAATATAGAACAGTTTCGGCGTGAGTGTCGCGAGATCATCGGAGAGATTTCGACGGAAACACAGCGCAAAGTTGACGAGGTTCTTAATGGCTCATATGATTCTGGATATTCGACAGTTGAGCGTGCCGCAGAGCGTCAGGGTGCCGAAAAGACCGTTGGGGTATCTTTGCCTGAGGATGGAAAGAACACCGCGCCAGTAGGGAAGTCTGCGAATCCTGAACAGGATTTCTTTAAAGCGAATCCGCGAAAGCTAGACGCATTAACAGAGGCGGTAAAAGAAGACCTCAACGAAGCGAATAAAGCGGTATATCGGAAGATGGACGACATCTATCGGCAGACAGTTTTCAAGGCGACTTATAAAATGTCTTCCGGAGCCTTAACACTGCAGCAGGCTGTGGATGAGGCATCCAAGGAGTTGCTAGCTCAGGGTATTAAGTGCATTCAGTACAAAAATGGTGCTCGGTTTGATATCGTAAGCTATGTTGAGATGGCAATTCGGACAGCGTCACAGCGTGCCCGCATGCTTGGTGAGGGAGCCTTCCGGGATAAACACCAACTCTGGCTTGTCCGTGTTTCCAGTCATACCGCAACCTGTTCACTTTGCCAGCCGTGGCAAGGTGAGATTCTGATTGATGACGTATTCAGTCACCCGTCAGAGGATTTCATTCAGACAAACGATGGTAAGTATAAGTGTGTTTCTGAGGCTATCAAAGCCGGGTTATTTCATCCGAATTGCCGACATACGCTTTATACCTATTATCCCGGTGATCGGGAACCGATTGTGGCATCACCTGAGGAATCAGCGAGGCTTTACAAAGCTGAACAGCAGATGAGAATGTTGGAAAGAAGTATTCGGCAAGCGAAAAGAGATGTTGCAACTGTAATTGATCCGAAAAATCAAGAGGAGGCAAAAAAGAAATTGAGACATTGCCAGGCACTACTTCGTGATCATCTAAAACAAAACCCTGAACTTAAGCGGAATCGTTGGAGGGAAAAAGAGCATGTGTAAACATGTATGGAATGAGCAAATTGTCAGCCAGGAATGGCATTTTAAGAATCAATGTTGGAAGCAGGTAATTGAAAAGACCTGCTTTTTTTGTGGAAAAAAGGAAAGGGAGATCGTGCATATGAAAGACCCGCCAAAACGCAAGCTTCCGAACTTCGGAAGTCATCTGTAAGTCACGGTCCGTTCCGGCGCAGTGGACATTAAATAAAGCGCTGTGAGGTTATCGGCACCTGAAGCCGAGGGAGGAAACAAAATGGAAGACGAAAAGAAACCGACAGAAACAAAAACAGAAAAAGAAGGAATTGCCTCCGCTTTTGGCAACGAGAAGCCGAAAGAGGAAGATAAAAAAGACAAACCAGAAAAGGCTGATCCTAAGGCCGCTGAACAGGGAAAAACTGAACAGAAACAGGAGGGCGCTGAATCTGCCAGCGATGACAAAGCGCAGAGTGGAAAAACATACACACAAGCCGAAGTAGACGCAATGATGGCGAAAGCCCGGAAGAAGTATCAAAAGGGCGGAGTCACTGCAGAAACTGAGGAACCTGCAGCTACAGAAGCCGAAGCTGCGGCAGGAACAGATGGAGAAACAGAAACTCCAGCTGTGGATCCAGGGCATCCAGCGGTACAAGCGCAGCGAGATCCAGCAACCGGCATGCTCGTAACCAAATTGGCCAGAGCAGAGATTAAATCCGAGTTAGCGATTGCCGGTGTGGATCCGACAAAGATTGCTCGCGCGGCGCGACTGATCGACCCAGAGGAAGTCATGGAAAACGGCGAGTACAGCGAGGCAAAAGCCAAGGAGGCTGTTAAAACATTGCTTGCCGACTGGCCGGAGCTTAAACCATCGGAAGATCAAGCTGCAGCTGCCAATACTTTTTCCTTTGGCGCTCACCAGCAGGAGGAAACAGAAGCTGCAGAAGCAACAAAAAATCAAATTTCAAGTATTTTCGGAAACACAAAATAAAAGGAGAGTGGATATAAATGCCAGCAAACAACACAGTTAACTATGTAACACAGTTCCAGAGTGAGCTCATGCAGAAATACGCTCGTGAGCTGATGACGGCCGAGATGACTACGCAGAGAGTTAGATTCATCAACGCGAATACAATCAAAATTCCGTTTATTGAAATGGCCGGATACAAAGATCACAGCCGTAATGGTGGATTCAACCGGCAGGCTGTAAAGAACGATTTTCAGACTTTCGTTTTGAAGTTTGATCGTGATGTTGAATTCTTTGTCGATCAGATGGATGTTGATGAGTCGAACCTTGCCCTTGCCGCAGCCAATGTAACCAACGAATTCGAGACCCAGCAGGCAATCCCAGAAACTGACTGTTATCGGAATTCGAAGCTGTATGCCGAATATAAGACGGCAGGTGAAACGCCGGACACCACGGTTCTGACCAGTGAAAACGTATTGTCCATCATTGACAATGCCATGATGAAGATGACGGAAGAAGAAGTCCCGATGGAAGGTCGTTTGTTGTATGTGACGCCAGTGGTTGAAAAAATGATCAATGAGGCAAAAGAAATTCAGCGGTATCTGAGCTTGACTCAGAACAGCGGGAGCATTCGTAGAAAGATCGTCAATCTTGATGGCCTGAAAATTAAGCCGATTCTGTCAAGCCGCATGAAGACTGTCTATGACTTCTCGGATGGATGTAAGCCGGGTGCTTCCGCTAAGCAGATCAACATGATCCTGTTCCACCCGCGTTCGATTTTGGCTTGTGACAAGCACCAGTACATCAAATTGTGGCCGGAAGGTACGCATACCCAGGGCGATGGATATCTGTACCAGAACCGCAAGTACGGCGATCTGTTCTTGATTCCGAATCGCAAGCAGGGCGTATTTATTAACGCTGAATCCGAAGCATAAGAAAGGAGAAAGACATGAAGATTTACGCAATCAAAGGTAACCGTGAAGAAACAATCAACGAAGCCCAGGAGCAGGAGTTTTTAAAGGCTGGGTACGATATCATCAAAGATGGTAAACGTATCCCAGCGCCGAGTAAAACAGTTCCCTACGCTGAATTGGAAAAAGTGAAAGTAGAGCTGGAAGCTGAAAAAGCAAAGGTCGCAGAGCTGGAAAAGAAGCTGAAAAAGGCTGACAAAAAAGCTGATCAGCAGGATCGGCCAGCAAAGGAATAAGCAGAAAGGAGCGGTGACAATGAAAGCTTATGCAACGCCGGAAGACTATAAAGCCTATGGCTCAGGTGCAATAAATGAAGAACTGATTGACAAGGCGCTGTGCAATGCCAGCGATGATATTGATGCTTTGACGTTCGGACGAATTCACCGGACGGGCTTCGATGGTCTGCAACTCAGTCAGCAGGAGCTGATCAGAAAGGCGACATGCTTGCAGGCTGATTATGTGACAACCTACGGGTCGTTTTTTAATTCGCCGGTGCAGTCGTATAGTATCGGTAAAACGTCCATGACGTTTAATGGCAAAGTCGTTTCTGGCGTTCATACGGATGATTCAGTGATCGCGCTGTTAGATAGGACGGGATTGACATGCCTGGTGCTGTAATCAAGTCGCCGCTTCCTTTTCCGACTTACGAAGCGACTACACAAATAAGTGTGGTGCAAGAAATTGATACCGAAGATCAGGGTCCGCAGGAAGTTGAAGTGTATTCTGGAATGGCTGTATTCGATCAGTCATCCCGGCACACTTTTAATGCAGATAGCAAGCTTACGGTACTGTCGGGTACAATTATCATTCAGGGTGATGTTCAAACGATTGGAAGCCTTGCGGCAATCCAGGGATATGTCAAAATAGGGGATGAGCAGCGCACAATCTACCGAGTGAGTAAACCAACGGCGATGGGTGTTGTATTTAGTACGGAGATTGATCTGCGATGAATGGGATTAAGGCAAACGTTAAAGTTGAGATTTATCCAGGTATTATCGATAAACTTGATCGTGCAAAAACTACGGCTTTTGAAAAAACTGTGGACTGGATTTTGAGCGACATCACCGTAAGACAAGTTGTCCCTTTTGATACTGGTACCATGCAAAGCAGTGGCTGGGGACTTGTAAAAGAAGATGCTGCGGGACTTGTTGGTAGTGTAATCTTTAACACACCTTATGCGCGGCGATGGTACTTCAATGCGCCGAATGAAAAAGGGAATGTTGCTCATTTTCAGACAGCACATAATCCTAATGCACAAGATCATTGGATGGATTATTATCTCGATGGAGAAGGTTTGCGGCTGATCAAGGATAATTACAGCCGATTTTTTAAAGAGACCGCAGGAGGATTAGTGAAATGATGACGCTCAAAGAGATTAAAGACTGGCTAAAACCACAATTTCAGGCTGATCATTGGATCCTGGCTTCCTACGATAAATCTAACAACAAAACGGTTTGTATACGGAATCTAGCGACAAGTCGCGGCCGGCTTGCCTTAGGTGGTGTTGGTCAAACTTCTACTGCAGTTAAAGGTTTATCCATCGTCTTGCATTGGACAAAAAATCCAGATGATTCTGAGCGAGCGGCTCAAGAATTGTATTCCAAGTTTTATGGACAAAATCCTGTGATCGCAGGCCGCAGAGTAGTTAAGTTTGACATGCGCAATGATGAACCAATCTCATTGGGGCAGGATGATTCAGGGGTTAATGAGTATGTAATTGAGGTTTATATGACCTACGAAAGAAAAGGAGAATGAACATGGCAGAGAAATTTAAAGGTGTTTTTCCAGTCTATAACATGAAAATTAAAATTTCGACAGATGGCGGAACAACCGAACCTGATGTTGATATTGCGGATCTCGAAACAATGGGAATATCCATTGATGGCAATGTGGAAAATTGGACGCCGTTCGGATCAGCGGGATGGGCTCGTTCTTTAATGACCGGCAAAGCATTCAGCATTGAGTTTAGTGGAAAACGGCATGTCGGTGACCCTGGTAATGATTATGTGGCAGAGACCGCATGGAAAGATGGTCTCAGCTGCTCTACAAAAATGGCGATCGAATTTCCAGACGGTGGTAAGCTGAGTTTTGCTTGCGTTCTAAACGTTACCAATGTTGCTGGTGGTGACAGCACTAATGTGGCGCCGTTGGAGTTCACCGCTCAGGGTGATGGTAAGCCTACATGGACGCCGGCAGCGACACCGACGGCATAAGGAGGAAATAAAATGGCAAGAAAATATGATATTATTGAGCGCCTAAAAGCAAAGAATGAGCGGCCGATTATCACAATCGATGCTGACCATTGCTTTACTGTAAACACCTCAAAAACGAATGTTTTGGAGATCATGGCGCTGCAGGAAAAGATGGCTGATGATGCACCTGCAAAGGAGCAGATGAGAGCTATTGATCAAATTTTGATTTTATCGTTGGGTCAGAGTGCTGCTGATTACATCAACAGTATGGATTTATCTTTTGAGGCTTTGCAGGATCTGGTCTTTGTCATCTTTGCTTGTATTGGTGGGCAATCTTTAGAGGATGTTGACAAGCTTGAGGGTAAGGCTAAAAAAAAGTAAATCAGTGGTATGACATTTATGAAGACTGGGATTTAATAGAATCCAGTTTCGCTATGCAGTATCCGAATAAAAACTTGTACGATGATTCGATGGACTGGCAGGAATTCTGCACCTTACTTTCTGGCATAATGCCAGAAACACCACTTGGGCAGATAGTCAGGATCAGATCAGAGGACAACAAAGATATGCTTAAGCTGTTTACGACTGAGCAAAAACGGATCCGCAGCGAATGGCGAATGAAGATAAATCCAGTTAAAGAAATGTCAGAAGAAGAAAAAGAAGCAGAAGTTAAAAAATTAGAACAAATATTGGCACAGGCGTTCGGATGATCTGAACGCCTTTTTCACATTTAGAAAGTGAGGTGAGAATATGGCAGAATCCGCTTCGGGTGGTACGTCAATCGGTAAAATATCCCTTGATATCGAGATGGGTGGAAACCTCAAAGAACAGATGATGGAGCTGACACAAAATCTTCAAAAGCAGCTGTCACAAACAATGCAAGAGCCGATCAAAAAGCTTTTTGAGGATATGGCTAAATCCATGACCGATAGCTTGCAGGCGATTACGGATGAGGTCCGTAATATGATGGCAGCAAGCAAAAAGGAGCTGGAAGATTATCTTAAACAGATCAATAACGTTAAGATGCCAAACATGCCGGCACCCGAGGACACTACACAACCATCTCAAACGACACCGGGATCAGCCATGCCACGAGCGCCGCCTTCAGTCATATCCTTCCCAAAGATAAAAATTGATTTTAATATTGAACAGCAGAAAGAACTAATCAACAATCAATTAACTCAAATAGAAGCACAGATGGAAAAGTTGAGAAATAAATCAAATGAACTTGAGGACGCGATGCAAAAAGCAATTAAGACAGATCCAATTGCAGCAGATGGATTTGAATCTAATTTAAAACAAATCGGCGCGCAAATGGTTGATCTTGAGATTAAGGCGGACTCGTTACGAAACAAGTTATCTTCTCTAGGATCCCAAAGTAAATCATCTGGTTTTTCCTTTAAAAGCTTATTTTCAAGTTTAGGAAAATTTGGGTCAGTGATTGGCGGATTGGTTAAAAATTTGCCGAAATTCAATCTTCATCTCAAAAACAGCGGTAAACATGCCAGCACTTCGCGGTTTTCTTTTAAACGCTTGTTAGGTACTTTGGTTGTATTTAGACTGCTTATGCCTGCGATTACAAAAGGCATTAAGTCAATGTTTACATCGCTAAGCCAAAGCTTACAGACTAACGATCAATTCAACCGATCGTTAAAGCAGGTTAAGTCCAATCTTTCTGTCGCTTTCACTCCTATTTTTCAGGCAATTCTACCGGCAGTTAATGCACTGATGGCGGGACTTTCTAAGATTACTGCCTATTTTGCTGCATTTACTTCCACACTGTTTGGCAGCTCACTTTCTGCGAGCGTGGCTACTACAAAGCAGCTTAATGCTCAAAAGCAGGCACTGTCTGGAGTGGGCGGGGCTGCAAAAAAAGCAAGTCTTCAACTTGCATCGTTTGACGAGCTCAATATTATCGGACAAAAAGAGGACGATGGTGCGGCGCTACCCGAAATCACCATGCCTGAAATCAATACTTCAGGGATTTCTGATTTTGCACAGAAACTGAAAGATTTAATTGATGCTGGCGATTGGTATGGGATTGGCGCTTTGTTCGGTGAAAAGCTAAGTGAAGCATTAGATAAAATAAATTGGGCTCCAATTAAGGCGAAGGCTGCTAAGGTCGGTTCTAATTTAGCTCAGTTGATAAACGGATTTGTAGAGTTCCCAGGTCTAGGAAAAAAAATCGGTAAAAATATTGCTGAAGCTTTAAATACAGCGTTAAGTCTCTTACATGGTCTGGTAACTGGGATAAACTGGGATAGCTTAGGTGTATTTATTGGAGATGGACTGGCAGGTTTGTTTGAAACATTTGATTGGGGAATGCTTGGCGACACAATCGGAAGTTTCTTAGGCGGATTTATGCAGATGATTGCAAATGCGTTTATAAACGCTGATTTGGGTGTATTGGGTGAGGGATTGAGTGTACTTGCAATCAATCTAATGGATTCGTGGACGCAGAAATTAAGGGAAACAGATTACAGAGCTGTGGGAGAGTCATTTGCTCAAGGCTTGATGTCTATTGACTGGCTAGGTATTTTTGTGTCCTTAGTTTCACTGATGGCAGAACTTTTCCTTGTTTCGCTAGATGTTTTATTCACGATGTTCCTGGAAATTGGAGGAACATTAGCAACAAACTTAGTCGAGGGTATCCGAACCGGTTTAACGAATTTATGGAGCACGCTTGTAACTTGGGTTTCAGGTAAATTTAAATCGTTATGTGATAGTATTCAGGTGAAATTTACCGAAGTGAAAACATTCTTTGACACAACTGTAAAGAAAATTGGAGATTTCTTCGGAGAGCTAGCCCACAATATCGGTGATGGCTTTAAACGAGGTATAAACTGGGCGATTGAACACGTTAATCGCTTTATAGGATGGTTAAACGAAAAACTTAAGTTTAGTTGGGATCCACTTTATTTGATGGGACAAAAAATTTATGATGGTGGCAGCGTTCAGCTTGTAACAATACCTCAAATTCCATACCTTGCGCAAGGTGGTCTCATCGATCAGCCTACATTGGCGATGGTGGGCGAATCCGGCAAAGAAGCAGTCATGCCGCTGGAAAACAACACCGGGTGGATTGATCAGCTCGCGGACCGTGTCGCAGCCCGGCTGCCCCAGGGTAACAGCATGACCTCAGTGCAGCTTGATCTGATCATTGATCTTTTGCGTCAGCTTCTGGATAAGAGCGGCGATGTCTATTTGATGGATGAGATCGTCGGGATCATCGGCGAGGCTTGGGATCGCACAAAGGGTCGCCGTGGTGATTTTGCGTTTAATGGCATAAACAGGTAGGAGGGATAGGATGCTCAAATATTGGACAGATGACGATCCAACGGTTCGGGATTTTCCGTCCCCCACCGAGTTGTCATGGGAGCTTAACGATGTGGATAAAACATCCGGACGTAATGATTCAGGCTTAATGCTCCGCGAGGTGATTGGCAAAAAAAACAAGATCACGATCAAGTGGGCGATCGCTATTGAGACACCTGAGTTTAGACGATTCGTAAAATGGGCTAAGGGACTTCCGCCTTTTTTTTATGTCCAGTTTTACGATCCAGCTGGCGATCCGGTTACGATGGAGGCGTACAGCTCAAAACTTTCCGCAAGTCTTGCCTATGAGGACAGCCAGGGCCGTGCCTGGAAAAACTTTTCTTTCTCGGCGATCGAAAGGTAGGGTGAGTACATGGCAAAGACTACACAAACGTTTTACGAAAACTCAATTTTCAAATGGCGAAATACCGAGGCCGAGATTGACATTGATGTGTTTGACAACACCGCCAAGGGTGATATCACAGAGGTGACTGCAAGCCAGTGGCGCCTGGCTCATCTCAGTGAGGTGTATGACGGCTACCGTGATATCCCTAAACGCTTTGCGACTTGCGAGTACGATCAATTTCTGCTTGACGGATCCATGACGCTGATGCCGGATGACTACACCCGGGAGAGAGTAGGCTGGTGGTCAGAGTTGTCAGATGACAGCTGTGAGTTTGTCAGACCACAAATCATCACGGTGCAGTTTGATAAGCGGCACAGCTCGGCTGGCATCACCTGTTACTATGATGACTACAGCAAGCCGGTAGAGTCGATCTGCCGGTGGTACCGCGGGGGCGAGCTGCTGGCGGAGCACAAGCTGCTTTATCCGGCATGGACCGTTGAGTCGTTTAACAGCGCCAACATTACCGTGGATCAATTTAACACGATGACTGTCGGGTCGTTGAATTACGGCGAGGCTCCGGCCAAGCAGGAG